CTTGTTAATAGGCAAATACTTTAATTCAGCCAACGCCCTAACCCCCTAACTGTGCTGCAGCGGCATCGTCTACGGGCTTCACCACCGGCTGCTGCGTGCCCTTATTCTCCACCGGCTTCGCCTGTGCAGCAGTCGCCTTGTCCTCCGCAACTGCCGGGATAGCTGGATCTACTGCAACATACTCGGCAGTTTGCGGGGTCACTATCCTGACCTGCTTGAGAGTGATACTAAACCCGAAGCCGCCGCTATTATCTCCTGTGTGAGTCGTGTCAAGGCTCTCAATCACCATATTTTCAAAAAGATTCCTGCCGATATAGGTAAGCACTTCTCCATCTTTCCAATACCTTGCTAACTGCTCCAGGTATTGCGGGGCCGTTTCTCGCTCGGTGAACACGCCAGATATGCTAAAGCTAATAGGATTCGGGTGCACATGGTCTGCTATATCCACGCCCCGCTCCACCGGGTTCTCGGTTACGGTTGCACTACGGGACGGTTCTTCGCTTTCCACTACATCAAAGACTACGCTGCCCAATACGGCTTTCATCTGCATCACCTCTCCGTCAACTGCGGCCTCGCTACGGCCAGCTGCTGCCATTGCTTTCGCCAAAAGGCATCCAGCATGGGTTTAACCCGCTGATCAATAACCTTCTCAATCTCCTGGCCAACTCCCGGAGCAGATCCCCTAGCGTCAATGTTCAAGGTTACCTGTGGCGCAAGATAATTATCTACGGCGCCGTAGTTTCGAGTGGTCTGTGTTGTAATGCTTCTCACGCTTTCTTGGTGAGGCGTTACCTGGGTCCCTCTTGGCAAATGCACAAGCTCGGGCCCTTTCTCGCCTACCATGGCCAAACCACCCTCGAAGAAATCAGTCCCTTTGGCTAACCTCGGTATTAGGGAAATGTTAGCGCTTTTCCCTCCTACCAAAGGCACCCAATCCGGGGCCTTTATACTGTTTAGTCCACCAATGAAGCTGTTAATAACTCCAATCAGGTTGTTAATGACGCCCTTCCCGATAGCTACAATTCCATTAAATATGCCGCCAAATATGTCTTGGACACCCTGCCACGCCCGGCCCCAATCTGCTGTGAACACGCCAACTACAAAATCTATGATTCCGCTGAAGGTTTGCATGAGGCCACCCAATACGCCGCCTATCACCTCTACTGCCGTAATAATAGTGCTTTTGATAAACTCCCAGGCAGTAACGAATAGGGCCTTTATGGGAACAAAAGCAATCTGGACTATTCCCTTTATTGCGGAAAAGCCTACTTGTAGTATTGCTTTTACTGCGTTAAATACATTTTGAATATACGGTACGAATGGCTCGATTTGCGCCTTGAAACTGTTCCACAGCGTAAGGCCGAAGGCTTTAATCTTATCCCAATTCTTGTAGAGCAGAACCCCAGCTGCTGCTATACCCAAGATTGCTAGGGCTATAGGCCCCAGTACCCCCAGGCTGATCGTACCCAGCATGGAAAATCCAGCCGCGATGGAGGGGAGAATGCCAACCAGTAGAAGTATAGGCCCCGCAATTAGCAGCAATGCGGTACCGGCAACAAAGGCGATTGCTCCAAACTTCTTAATTCCAGGCGACAAGTTGTCAAATTTCCCCGCTAGGACGCCTATAGAGTCTGCAAAACTATTAATGTACGGGAGCAGCATATCTCCGAAGGTGAAGCCTATGTCCTTTAAGGTGTTCTTTAGTATTATAAGTTTAGCCGCAGTGGTTTTGTACCGCTCAGCTGCTTCTTTCGAGAGTGCCAAATTCTCTGCCCACGCGCCTGAACCTATTTCCAGGCTATCCCGAAACAGATCGCCAGCTCCCGAAGCACGGAGCAAGGCGTCCCTTACCCTTATCTCCGAAAAGCCCAGTTCATCCAATACTCCAAACACGTCCTGCCCCTCGGCAGACATTTTGCCTAGTCCCTCCGTGAAGGATATAATGGCTCCGGATGCATCTTTTTGATAAGCCTCTTTAAATTCCGCAGCGGACATTCCTGCTACCTTTGCAAATCGGCCTAGGTTCTCGCCGTTTGTTGCTACCTCACTAGCCATATCAATCATGACCTTAGAAAAAGCTGATCCACCAGCTTCTGCTGCAATCCCGACTGAACTTAGAGCGCCAGCAAAAGCAAGAATGTCTGATTCTGTCATGCCCACCTGGGTACCCGCACCAGCAAGCCGCATAGTCATCCCAACGATTTCGGACTCCGTGGTCGCCAGGCTGTTACCCAGAGCAACCACTGTGGAGCCTAACCGGCTGTAGTCGTCTTCGGACATTTGGGTGATGTTGGCGAATCGGGCCAAGGATGTTGCCGCCTCATCAGAGCTCATGTTGGTAGCCACGCCAAGGTCAACCATCGTCCTGGTGAATTCCATGAGGCCTTCCTTTGAGATACCGAGTTGGCCTGCTGCTTCAGTCACGCCTGCTATTTCGACAGCCGTTGCTGGTATGGTTTTAGCCAGGCCTCGTATCTCCTGGCTAAGTGCGGCATATTCTTCCTCAGTAGCGTCTACCGTTTTCCTGACCCCTGCAAAGGCAGTCTCATAGCTTATGGCGGCGTTGGCCCCAAGACCAATAACCGCAGCTCCAGCCGCACCCCCGGCCATGGCAGTCGCGCCAACCCTGCGAGCCCCCTCAAACATATTCTTGGGGGCAGCATTCTCCATGGCTTCCTTAAAGTCAGTCTGCATCTGCTTCCCGACTTTTTTGGCCTCAGCCCCCAGCTCCTTGGTTTTGCGTTTTGCCGTATCCAGACCACGCCCTAAAGTGTCCAGGCCACGCCTCGCCACGGATGTGTCCTTGCCCAGACCATCCACAACCTTGCCCGTGTTCTTGGTTTGGCTGCCTAAGTCCTCCATGCTCTTTTTGGCCTTATCAGCAGCCTTATCTACATTCTTAAGGCCCTTCTCTGCCTTTGACCCGCTGAAGCCAACCGACATAACCAAATCTCTCAACGACATTTATCCTGCACCCCCCTTCTTGCCCTTCTTGCCCTTCTTGCCCTTCTTGCCCTTCTTGCTCTGTTTCTTTATCTGCTCGATGAATATGTCTAAGGCAGCATTCGCCTCCATGATTTCATCCGCATCCATTTGCATGGCATCACCATAGCTCACATTGCCGTCTAGGACCAGCCGCCAAAAAGACCAATTAGACTGCGCCTTCTCCCGGCTCTGCCTCGGTGTCATCCGTGCCTGCAAGAAAGGACTCGATTTGGCTTACCAACTCCATAGCCGCCCCGAAGTCATTATCAAAGTCTGACATGGTGACTTTCGGCTCGATGACGCAATGTTTAAAGAGATCCGCAATATAGCCGGACTTCTTCAGGTTACCGTTCTTATCCGTGTTCTTGTCGTTAATGTCCATGAAGGACTTGAAGGGAATGCCTTGCAACGTATATGTCGTGCCCTTGACTACAATCTGCTTTTGTTTCACGAAATAAACCTCCCTAATAAATTAATGGCGCACCCCTATTTCAGCTCCATCTCGCTAACAAAAAGGACAAATTCCCGTTCGGCGATCTCTTTCCCGGCTTCGTAGACGGCTGGTTTTCTAACCCGGGCCTCGGCCCCGGAGATAACTACCCGGCTGTCATCGTTCAAGTCCACCACCGACACCGGTACAATGGCGTTTTTGCCCTTGCGGCTCGCCAGCCCGTTCAGATACTCCACGCTGGGGCTGGTGCCCTCCAAGGTGACCGTTATCTCCCCAGTTCGGTTATTACTTTCGGCCATCGCCACTTCTCCCTTAGCTCCCACGTATTCCGTAAAGGTATCTTCCGTGCGCTCGGCGCTGACAAAGGTATCCTCGGCAAAGCCGGTCAATGCCACGCCGTCAACAATTACGTTGACATCTTTAGGGTCATAGGTTCTCAATCAAAACACCTCCTGTATCTTTTCAGATTTCAGATTAGTAAATCAGGTATCCGCTAATCGTACCGGTGTGGATTGCCCCCGCTAGTGTAGCTGTCCAGTGAATTCCGTTATATACCCTGTTTGCAATGTCATTCTTACTTGCGTCCTCACGCCGCACCACGCTAATCTCATACACACCATTACCGTCACCATCGCGTAGGACAATACCCTGATCTACTCCCATTTTTAACACTTTATCCACAACGCTGACCAACATGGAAATACCCTGGTTATCGTAGGGAATCTTAAGCGTATTAACTGCCAAATAAGCAGCCTCTTCCTCCATGCGAACTTTAAGGAAATCCGCTCCCATAATAACGTCGATGTATTCCCCGCTGGTGGTCTTGCCCTCCGTAGTCTGCAGTACCCCCATTTTGCGGATATAGCTGAAGCCGCCGTCTTTGTGCAGCTGGGCAAGATGAGTAGCCGGGATGGCTGATTCCAGCACCCCGTTAACAGTTTTGAACTTAAACGTAAGCTCCCCGGGCCGGTGCGTGGCAGCTATTGCAACCAATCCTTCGGCAACATAGGCA